TACCAATTCATAGACCACGAACACGGACTAACAAGGAACGGCCAAAAGATTGGTGTTCCTGTTAACTCATTTTTACTAACTAATGACACAACCATGAACACAGTTGATGGATCTAAAACTTATCCGTCTGGTACTTGGATGATGACTTCCCATCTCACTGATGAAGCTGCAATTAAGAAAGCGATAAATGGTGAGTATACTGGTTATAGTGTTAGTGTGTTTAATCGTACTCGTGCAGATGCTTATCTCGAAGCATTAAAGCACGATGACACTACACCAATGCCAACCGCTTGTAAAACTATCAATAGTGGTGGAACTGCATTAATCAAAGACATTAATGACCCTGTAGTCTTAAGTGTATCGTTAGTAAAAAGTCCATGTTTGCATGACAGTAAGTTTTGCGAATTAGATGGTGATATAATGACAGATGAAGTAAAATCAATGAAAAGTAAAATACTCGATGCAATGGGCATGAGTGAACAAGCTGAAGTTGAAGCATTGAAATCCGAAGTTGTTTCACTTGAAAGCAAAATCGATGAAATGCAAAAAGACTTCACTGAGGCACTTAAATCCATGCAAGAGGAATTTAATAAGACTTTGACTGATGCTTTAACTTCAGTGTCTGCGGAAAAATCCGAAGAAGAAACTGAAGAAGTGGAAGTTGAAGAAGAACCAGTTGAAACTGAAGAAGTGGAAACTGAAGAAGAAGTCGAAGAATCTGCCGAAGAAGAAGTTGCTGAGAAAGGCGAAAGCAAAGCAGAACCTATTCATGACAACCTCCAAGCAGAAAAAAGCAAACCATTCAATATTTACAGTTACATGGGCAGAAACAGAAATGGAACTGCCAAAAGAAAAAGGTAAGTGATAATTATGAACAACCAACATATTTTATCTCAATTAACAAACGATGCGGAGATTGAAGTCTTTAAATCAATGAGAAGTGACATGTCCTCCGCAAAAGCACTCTTGAACGAAGAACAATTTGCAAAATTCATCCACCCCGCAACAATTAACCAAACCATCTTGAATGATGCATCATTCAAAAGAATGAAATCCACCAGTATGGTTGTATCCTCAACTAAAGTAAGTGGTAGAGTATTACAAACTGGTTACAAAGCAAACGGTGACACACAAAACCAATTAACCCCTGCAACAATTGGTTTCGGTAAAGCCGAATTAAACGCAACCAAATTAAAAGCAATGACCAGTCTCCTTGATGATGATAAGGAAGACAACATTGAAGGTGAAGACTTTGAACAAACCCTCCTTGGTATGATGGGTGAAGCAGTTGGTATTGACTTAGAAGCTGTATGTGTATGGGGTAACAAATCTTATGTTGATGGTTCCAGCAACCCTGACCCATTATTCAGTACAATCAACGGATGGTTGAAAAATGCAACCGCAGTTAAATCCCAAGGGGTAATTACTGCTGCAGGCTCAGGTACTGCTGACTTCAACTTAACCAACGATGGCATTACTGGAATGTTTGATGCAATGTTATACAAATTACCTGCACCATACAGGCAAGCTAACTTAATGAAAGACCTTGTCTACTATGTGCCATTTGAAATATTTAAGGCTTACAGAAACTTCTTAATTGACCGTGAAACTGGTCTTGGTGACTCCACCTTACTCAACAACCCTGAGTTAGAATACAACAGCATTCCTGTCAAATATGCTCCTGTACTTGACGCAACTGATGGTAGAACTATCTACGGTAATGTTGCAAGTATGCTTACTGTGCCTGAATTCTTATGGTATGGTGTCTACAAGGATTTATCCGTCGAACCTAAACGTATCGTCGAAGACGAAGAAACAGAATACTACTACAGAATGAGATGTGACGCTTCTGTTGAGTACACTGAATCTGTTATCGCTGCACAAATCACTTCCAGTGAAGCAGCTGCATTATTATAGACAAGGTGATAGCCATGTCTATGAGTTTAAAGAAAAAAGTCAGACAATTAACTGCTGATGATGCAAGTCAAGGCACCGATATTAGCACCTTAAAAACCACCGTTGGAGATTCCAGTAAAGGTTTAGTCAAAGATACTGCAGATTTGAAAACTGCAGTCGGTGACAATTCTAGTGGATTAGTTAAAAAGGCTAATGACCTTGAAACTGCAATCGGTGATGAAGACACCTCTGGTACAATCCTTTACAGGATTAAACAGTTAGAAACTGCAGCTAATAGTGGTGGCGATTCATAAATGGCAGCCAAAAAAAAGACTGCCAAAAAGGATGACTTATTACCTTTCGATGAATTACCACACAACATCAAAAGGAATCGTAGAGCTTTATACGAATACATAAGAACTGGAGAGTTACCAGAATAATTCTCCTATATTCTTTTTTTTTTACAACACATGAGGTAATGATTCATGACAGAAGAAAACGAAACTGTGGCGGAAACCACAAACAACAAAACAACACCGGTTGAAGATTTATGGATAACCACCACATCAGTAGTGAACTTCCATGGATTAAAACCAAAACAATTCAACCTGGAAAAAACCGATGATAATGGACTTGACAACATCATTAGTGAATGGATCATACAAGGTCAAAGTTTAATCAACACTTTTTGTCATCGTGAGTATACTTCAGTTACTGTGACTCCTGCAGTGCAGAATGTGTTACTCAGATTAGTGTCTAATATGTGTACTTTGGCGATACAGCGTAGGGATACTCCAATTATTAAAGTGAATGATTGGAATATACAGACTGTGCCGTCTGATATATTTACTGATGACCTTAAGGAAGACCTTAAACCATTCATTAAAGATTCCAGTAATGATTACAAATCAATTGGTTTCTTTGCTATTACAGGAGCCGATGAAGATGGTAACTGTTGAAGTGGACTTATCCAAAGTGGATAAGTTTGGTCCTAAAATGCCAGAAATTAGGCGTGTTGGTTTAAAACGTATTGCTTTAGATATGCAACGAACCGTTGATAAACTCTCACCAATTGATGAAGGGTTATTGCATAAATGGTTCATTGCAGAATTGGGTGATGACCATGCGAAAATCAAATCACCTGCCAAATATGTCGGACCTGTAAACTATGGTCACAGTCAAAGAGTGGGAAGATTTATTCCTGGTTCATGGAATGGTGATAAATTCAATTATGACCCAAGTTCTAAGACAGGAATGGTTTTGAAACAATCATGGGTTGAAGGTCAACATTTCATTGAAAAAGCAATATCCAATGTTAATCCAAGGATTGATGACCATATGAAAACTGCAATAGCAGAGGTGTTAAAATGACTGTTAATATTGTATCCGGTTTTGAAAATGTTTACAAGGTAATCAAAGGTTGTATTGATGCCGAAATGGTACCGGATGGTTTACTTGAAGATGTAGAGTCATTCATACCAATCTACAATGAAGATGAAACTGTTGATGAACCGTTAATTTGGATGTATCAACTGGAAACTACACCAGTAAGAAATGCGGATATTTCACAGACAATGGATTTAAGTACACCTTTCCAATTCAACTGTGCAGTATATGAAGACGATATTGAAGATGCTAACAAGGAAACTCAAAACCTTGCTTGCAGAGTAGTCGTAGCTATACTAAACAACTGGCAAACTATCCAGTCACAATTAAGTCCTGGTGAAAGACAAATTATCTCAATCAGTTTTGACCGTTACTATCCATTAGGAACAATAGATGTCAACAAAAAAAGTGACAGATTACCAGTAACTGGAGTAATCTTGAATGTTACTCACCGTATCAATTGGAAAATGTGTTGTAGAACAATAAATAATGATTAAAAAATGAGGTAAACGATGGTGAATAGAGGATTTGGAATCGAAGTGGAAGGAACCTATGGCTCTCCATCTGTATCCACCGCTAACTTTGACCCTGATTGGTGGAGTCATGCAGACACCGTTGAATTCAAACTCAACGATGACCCAGTCATTAGAAGCGGTACAAGTAGAATGAATAAACGTGCACGTGCAGGTATCATGAAACCAACCGGTAGCACTGAGGCGGATGCTGACTTACAGACCCTTGCATGGTACTTCTTCGGATTCTTAGATAATTATGTTTACACCGCCGGAGGCTCCGGTGCAACTGTCCATACTCATGAATTCTATGGTGGCGAAGGTAAAGAATTACCATCATTCCGTGGAATAGCAATGTTCGACATGCTCAAAAAATACATCAAAGGAATGACCATCGATGAACTAAAACTCGAAGTCAGTAATGAGAATATGACAGTCGGTGCAGAATGGTTATATAAAACCGAATCCGCCGCATTAAATGAAGCATTTACTGAACCTGATGAATTAACCAATGAAGGATTATTCATCATGTTTTACGATGTATCATTGAAAATGGCTGCAGTTGGAAGTACATTAACTGCCCTTGATGGTGTTTCCACTGCTTTCACTTATGAGGGTAAAAATAACCATAATGTAGATGCAGCAATTGGTCTCGGTAGTCGTGCACCACAAAAACGTGCATTAGCAGGTAAAAGGGAAAACGACATAAGCATTACCACCACATTAACATCAGATACCGCAAGGAAAATATTAGATGCTGAATATGGTGAAGCCAATGCAACCAGTCCATCAACCTGTAAAATTTTGCAGACTCAATTAGAAGTCACAATACAACATTGTGAAAACAATGCATTATCTGCTAGAATTTACTTCCCTAAATGTAACTTAAGAGTAGAATACAGTATGAGTGGTGCAGATGCAATCGAAACCACAATCAGTTTAGATACTCTTGGTTCAGGTACCGCAACATTAGCAGATGGTACAACCGAAGTAGAAACCGACATGTACGTTAAAATCGTAAACAATCAAGAAAAAATCGAAACAAGCGACAGCTAAAATTTATTATATGTGATGACATAGTAAAAACCTCCTGTATAAGTAGAATAGCCCACATTGAATGCTATAGACCCCATTCAGTGTGGGCTTTTTTTTATTATAAGTGAATTACCCAAAGGTGAAAGATTATGGCAATATTAAGCAAAAGCGACATATTATTAGGAATAGAC